TAAATGCTTCACGGTGAACCTTTCCAGAATTGAGCGGCATTTTATTGCGCTTCCAGACCTTCCACGCCGGATTTTCCGTGTTCTGTTTTTCCGCTAAAAAGTTGATGATCTGTAATCTCGATGCCGGAGCTTTGACGACCGTTTTACAAAGATTTTCGCGCAAGGTTTGAAGCCTTTGCCCGTATTTCGTTTTGAATTTTTTCGACGAAAAATTCCAGGTGTGTTTGCCTTTGTAATAATCGTAAAAAGTTTGATACGCCGCCATCTTGGTTGTCAGGTGCGTGACGATTGCTTCGAGTTCGGCTTTCGGTGTTTGAATCGGTGAAGTTTGTTTTTCCATTATTTTTATTTTTGTCGCTAAATAGACAATCGAAATTGTATTAAAAAAAACAGAACCGGTTTACTTTAATTTTTTCAATTTTGAAGAGGTATCTTTAAAGGTGACTTTATAGAAAAAGTCGAACTGTCGTAGGATATATAAAACCAAGCTCTTAGGATGGTCTAAATATTCATTCAAAAAACATATATGATAGAAAGTTTTCTTAATAAAATTATTTGTGGAGATACTTTACAAATAATGCGACAGATGCCGGATAATTCAATTGATCTGGTTGTAACATCACCGCCTTATAATCTGAAAAATTCAACAGGAAACGGGATGAAAGCCGGAACAAAAACAGGTCGTTGGGCGAACAATCCTTTGCAGAATGGTTATGCACATCATAACGACGAAATGCCACATAATGAATATGTAATTTGGCAACAAAATTGTTTGACAGAAATGATGCGTTTGTTAAAAGATGATGGCGCAATTTTTTATAATCACAAATGGCGCGTTCAAGGTGGATTAATTCAAGATAGACAAGATATTGTTGGTAACTTTCCAGTTCGACAAATTATTATTTGGAAACGTGCGGGAGGCTTTAATTTCAATCCTGGCTATTTTGTTCCGAGCTATGAAGTTATTTACCTAATATGCAAACCTAAATTTAAACTTGCCCCGAAAAAAAATGGCTATAAAGATGTTTGGGAATTTCCTCAAGAAATGAAAAATAAACATCCTGCGCCTTTTCCTTTTGCTTTGCCTTATCGTTGTATTGAAAGCACGAATGCACAAATAATTTTAGACCCGTTTATGGGGTCGGGAACAACTGCTTTAGCGGCAAAACAATTAGGTAGAAATTATATCGGCATTGAAATCTCGCCAGATTATTGCGAAATGGCTGAAAAAAGAATAAATGGAGAAATCGAACTGCCAAAAGTAAAGAATTCTCTTTTTGAAATCAAAAATTAATGAAAATATATACAAAAGAATCACTAATTGCAGAATTAAAAGAAATTCGTGAGAAAGGATTTATAATTAATGCTCGTCATGGCAATCACGGCGGAATTGGAAATACTCTTGAAGATTTATTAGGCATTGAAGAAAACAATTTACCGATACCTAATGCCGCTGAATGGGAACTGAAAACGCAACGTCTTGGAACATCATCATTGACTACGCTTTTTCATGTTGAACCATCGCCTAAAGCATTAAAGTTTGTTCCTTCTGTTCTTTTACCCAAATACGGTTGGAGACATCAAAAAGCTGGTCTTGGTTATCCAGAAACTGAAATGAGTTTTCGTCAGACGATACATGGACTTGCGCCTAGTGATCGGGGTTTTAAGGTTAAAATTGATGAAGTCAATGAAAAGGTTTTAATTTCTTTTGATAGTTCAACAGTTGCCGTGAAACATCTTGCTTGGCTTAAAGATGTTGAAAATAAAATCGGTTTGGATGAATTGAATCCGCAACCTTATTGGGGATTTGCAGATTTAGCCGCTAAAGCCGGAACAAAACTGCATAATTGTTTTTACGTTCAAGCCAAAGTTAAAAAAATAAACGGTCAAGAACATTATCACTATCAAAAAATCCTTAAATTGAGCCGTTTTAGTTTTGAAAACTTCTTACAAGGATTACGCGAGGGATTTGTTTTAGTAGATTTCGATGCCAGAACCGGACATAATCACGGCACTAAATTCAGACTAAGACAAAATCGCTTGCCAGATTTATACGAAGAAGCGGAAGAAATTTAAAGCTCCTTTAATCAAAATTATGGTTGCTTACTTCATATGTAATCTTATCTTTAATTAAAAACCGTAGCCGGTCGAGCCTTCGCCGATCGACGAATTAAACGCGCCCGCGGCTGAGTCCATAATGTCGTCGTGCGGCAGATCCGGCTGACCGTGCATATGTGAAAGAAATTCCGCGTTCCAGCTACCTTTTTTGAGTTTGACGTTTCCGGCTTCGGCTTGGACGGCGAGCGATCGGGCGCGGGTGAGTTTATCGCCTTTGAAGTTTTTGCCTTTGGCATCGTAACCGACGAGATTCGAGGTCAGCCGATAACTTTCGCGTTTCGCCGCGCTTCCGGGTTCGATCTCCCAGCGCACGAGAAATCTTGCGCCTAATGTTTTCGCAATGTCCCGATCGAGTTTGCACGTCTGCACGAATAATTTTTCGACCGACGCGGGCGATTGCTGCACGGCGAGAACGTCGAGGATATACCAGCGTTTTTCCGTCTTTGAATAGCCTAAAAGCGTCCGTGCGGTAAAATCCGGATCGTCGCCGGCAAGCTGCTTTTCGGTCGCCGCAAAATCCCAATATGCGGTGACGAGATCGATTTTCGGCAAAGTTTCGACGATCTCGAACCATTCACGATTGAAAACCTTTCCGGCAGACGCTTTGACCTTCCAATTACCGCCGAGCAGTCTTTCGCGTTCGACGAGCGGCAATGCCAGAAGGTTAGCCAAATATTGCGGATTCGATTCGAGAAGTTTTTTATTGTCGTAAACATTCGACGGAATGAACGTGACGGATTTAATAAAATCTTCCGGTTTCGTCATCTCGCGCACGTCTTCCGGCAGCGCGTTCCTGATCGATTCAAAATCGTCGAAAAGTTCTTCCTTCGCGTCAGCCCATTTGAGCGTGTCGCCAAGCCGAAGAAACCAGCGCACTTTTCCGGCGCGTGCCTGAATCGGCAAACCATAGCGCGGATTCCGTTCGCCGCTCGTCGGTAAAAACTCGTTTTGATTGATCCACCAAGCAATGAATTCGGCAACCCAAGATTCCGCGTCCGGATTCGTCGTCGCACGGACGTAAGGTTTTACGCCGCACGTCGAACGGTTGCGCGAAAGCATATAAAAAAACTGCTTTTCGGTAAAATGCGTCAGCTCGTCGAAACCTAAGAAACAGATCTGCGAGCCTTGCCAATCGAGAACATTTTTATCGTGCTGAAGATGCGAAAACGAAACGACGGAACCGGACGGAAACGTCCACGAATGATCGGTTTCCTTCGGCGTTGCATCGAGCAGCGGATACATTTTCGACGATTCATCCCAAAGACCGCCTTCATTGGTGATCATCGGAGAAGTGCGCCGAAAGATCACGCCGCCGAAATCTTTATTTTCCGTATGCCGTGCGCCTTCGAGCAAAATGCCGAAAGACTTGCCGCCGCCCGCGCCGCCGCCGTAAATGGCGATGTCTGCCGAAGTTGAAAGGAAAAGTTCTTGCGGACCTCTTTGTGGTCGTAGTTCTATTTTAGTTTGCATATGAGTTTTCAACTTTGCTTTTTTTAACTGTTTGTTTATTATTCAAAGGTTCAAAAGATTTCACAATATCTAAATAAATTCCAATTAATCATGAGTAAAGCATACGGGATTTTCGAAGGTGGAGGAGCTAAAGGTTTAGCCCACGTTGGAGCGCTTAAAGCAACTGAAGAAGCTAATATCGAATATGTTGGTGTAGCCGGTGCTTCGGCTGGGGCAATTGTTGCATCTCTTGTTTCGGTAGGATATAAAGCTGATGAATTATTTATCCCTAAACTTGATTATCAAAATCAAGTTTTCGATGTAAATTTTATCACCAAGCTTGGAAGGATAAGGTGGACTTTTATTACTTTCGTCCGATTTTTTGAACAAGGGTGGAAAGTATATTTAGGAGTCGCACTATTAATCCTTCTACCTTTAATCATATTTATTATATTTCATATATTAGTTATGTGGTTGTATGACTATTCTTTGGGATATTTTATTTTCGGAATAGTCGCATTAATAGGATTTATTTTGGTACTTAATTTTTTAGGACCATTTGGACTTTTTTCGACTAAAAAAATTGAAGAGTGGTTAAATGAAAAACTATGCCAAAAAATTTTTCCTGGAGAAAAAAAAACAGTTAAGTTTGCTGATCTCAAAACCCCACTTAAAATTATAGTTACTGATTTAAAAACGCGCCGTCCAATAGTCTTCTGTAAAGAAAATTATCCAGATTTTTCAGTAGCTAAGGCAGTAAGTTATTCAATCTCGATCCCCATTGCATTTATTCCACATTTTGAACAGAATTTTTGTTATGTTGATGGTGGCGTTTTATCAAATTTTCCTGCATGGGTCTTCGATGAAGAAAGACAATTACAAACTGATATTATTTCAACAATTGGCTTTAAACTTTATAGAAATAACACTGATCTGGAAAGCTCTAAAAGAAGATCTATAAAAGGTTATATGAGTGATTTAACAAATGTCTTTTTCGGGGATAATTTGTTACAAATTAGAGCTATACAAGACCTTTATTTAATTCCAATTAATGTTTCGGCTCATACTTTAGATTTTAATTTAACAAAACAACAAAAAATTCATTTATTTAATGAAGGTTATATTGCAGCAGATAATTTCCTAAAGCAATCATACAAAAGAAAAAATGAAGGTAGGATAAAATTTTATCTTCAAAATCTACATTCAGACCTAATTCAAAAATTACCAGCTAAAAAAAGACATTTAAGGATAAATATTTCTCTTCCGGTAGAACCTTATCAAAAAGAACTTCGAATTTCTTACTCATACAATATGGAAAAAGATACTGATGACAGAATGGTTTTAGGAAAAGGGGTTGGCGCAATAGGCAAATGCTGGGAAACCAAGTTACCTGTCCTAGTTGACATGAACAAAGCCAGAGCAAATTACGACACAGAATGGAAGATGAGCAAATATCAGCAAGCACTTGTTAGGAATAGTCTAAAGTCGCTTATTAGCATCCCCTTATTTGACAACAGAATAGGAGCGAGCGATGATATCGTAGCAGTGTTGTCGCTCGACAGTGATTACGATTTGATGGATAATTTCAGTAAATTGAGCGGAAATAGTGAGACAGAATTTTCTTATACTGTTGAACAATTTGCAAAATATATCGTAGATGCATTAATGGAGTAATAAAATGGCAAAGGGAGACAAAAAACTACCAACTAGAGATGTTTTATTAAGAACAAGAGGGTGGACGGAAATTTCTCCAGGTGTGTATGTTGCTAAGGAATCAAGGAAAGAAACGGTAAATAGTATAAACAACACCAAATTTAAAAATATTGAAGAGAAGATTGAAAAGCTAGTATCTAGTTTTGACGATAGAACACAACAAAATACAAATGATTAAGATGAAAAGACCGAATCAATTGATTCGGTCTTTTCATCTTTTGTTTTCCGGCAAATACAAAACAACTTTCGGTTTATCGTTGCCTTTTATATCGGTTTCGGCGATCTTCGTTGGCGCGTAATTTCCCTGAAGCAGATTTATTTCCCGAAGCAGATTTCTGATCTCACGCGCAACCAGAATCGATTTACCCGTCTTAAATTTCCCTCGAAGTTCGGTAATCATATCTTCGAGAATGGCGATATTTTCGGCGCGTGAATCTTCGACCGTTTTTGTCTGATTTTTCTTGAGATAGGTTGAAACCGCCTTTTGACACGCTTGGATCGAATTCCAATGACCGAGCGTGTCGATTATTTCCTGATACGGAACTTTTGCGAGCCGCAGCGCAACCGCGTCGGCAAGCAGTTTTTGATATTCGATGTCTTTGGCTGAGGTTTTCATCTATTGAGAATTTGCCGGATTAATTCGGCGCGTCCGCTCGTGTCGGAATTACCTTGCTCGACCGCATCGGCGAAAGTTTGCAATCGATCGAAATATGCGCCGTGCGTTGCGGCGATCTCGTGAAATTCTTCGATGTCGTGACCGATGATGGCAAGATGTCCGAACTCGGTAATTCCGAAATGACAAAGCTCGTGATGCACGACGGCTATTCTTTGATGTGCCGTTAATTCTTCCCAAGCCGGCATTCCGACTTCGATGCAGAAAAAGCCGTCCGGCGATCCGGCTAAAAAAGCGTAAAAGCCCGAAACTTTCCGCGCCAGCGCGATCGCTTCGCGTCCATCCTTTTTCGGATTCTCCGAACAAAAAGTATAGCGAATCTCAAAGCCTTCGAGTTCCGGTTTGAAAATCTCGATTAGTCTTTCGGCGATAATTTGAACTTCTTCAGCGTGAGAAAATTCCTTTGCCATAAAGGGAAGTCAAAACTACCTATTTTTTCGCTTTTGCAGATAAATATCGATCGTTTTGGAAAGGACGAAAAACACGCACGGCAGCACGAGCGTTGAGGTGATCGTCAGCCAATTGATGTTTTCGACGGCGGCATAGATAAAAGCCGGACTCGATGAAAAAGCGGAAAGCATAAATGATTTGAGGTTATCCATAATGATTGTGGGAAAAATACATACTTTTATGTATTACGGAATGAGAAGTTTGAGCGCGATCGCGCCGGCGGCGATGAGATAGGCTTTGTATTTACCTTTTTTCTGCTTTTTCGATTCATCCTTCCATTTGTCGAGGTCGGAAGTTACAAGGGCGATCGTTTGCTCATTGAGAGTGACGGCGCGGGAAAGAGCTTCGTTCGAGCGGCGCAAAGAATCTATCTCGGATTTTGCGGAATCGTAAGATTTTTGGATTGATTCGGCGTTTTCGCGTTCGGCTGAAACTTCCGATTCCAGATCATCGATCCGCTTTTCCTGCACGGCGATTATTTCACGCGCTTTTTTATTTTCATCGAGCAGAAAAGCGATCGTTTCATCGGTCGTAACAATACTCGAACTGCGCGTCTGGGTATAAACGTTTAAGTTCAGCGCAATTAAGATCACGAGAAGCATTGGAATTGTGAAGATTTTTCGTTTCATTTCGTTTTTTGAGATTTTCGAGTTCGAGTTTTGAGTTTGCCGATTGGCGGCGCACGTCGTCGAGTTTCGGCGTGATGACGCGTTCACGAATTGTGTCTTCCGTGCGGCGTTCGATTGATGAATTATCAGCCTCATTTTGATCGTTTGCCGCCTCTTTCAGCGTGTTTTCCGTCGCGGTTTGGATGTTATCGACAGTATTTTCAAACTGCTTTGATCGGCAAGATTGTGATATTTGTAAGATCACGAATATAAAAAGCCAAATGAAGAAAATGACGGCGACGACTTTCCAATATTTTTTACTAAGTTCGATCATTGCGTGAATTTTCCTTTGAGTTTTTTGAGCAGTTTGCCAATGTCGGCGCGGTGCCAATAGATCGTTAAGACAATGCCGGCGACGGCGACGGCAAGACCGAACCACGCGTAAATGTTTCCGGCTTCGAGCGCGGCATAAAGAATCGAAAGCGGACGAATCAATATTCTCCACAAACGACGGAAGAAATTCGGCGCGTGAGTTTTTGCCGCCGATTTTATTTCTTCAGACTGCAAATTATCGATCGCATCCGAAACATAACTCGTTGACGGCACGGCAAGGTCTTCAGCCGAATTTTCGATCGGTGCCAGCGCGGTCGAAGTCGGTGTAGAAACAACTACCGCCGGAATCGGCGTGTTCGCTTGGGGTGCGAAAGGTCTAAATGAAAAATCTTTCGGAATCACGTTCAGGCATTGCGCGTAACAGGCGTTTCGCTTTGCCCAATGATTCGGTTTTCTTTCCGGATTTCCGCAATTAACGACCGCCGAAAACGCTTTGAAATTTCCGTTGTCGGCGTATTTTTCGAGATCGTTTTCCTGCCAGAAGATACAAGCCGATTCGACGGCGATTTCGATCTCGGAAAGACGTTCGGGAAAAGCGAGAAAATCAATTCCTAACTTTTTGCCCAAACGTTTATTGACGCGTCCGAAATTGTAACGTCCGGTCGTCTGGAAAAATCCGCGCCCTTTGAATTTGCGTCCGTCGCCCGGATAATGATTTCCCAAATCTTTGCGTCCTTCGTAAGCCTTGCCGGAAGCGTATTCAGTCGTCGTCCGCAAATAATCGGTTTCAATGCCGCCCGTCGCCAGAAACGCACAAACACGCCTGAATGAATCGATGCCGTAAAGCGGCAGAAATTTATTTAACGCCGGAATAAAACGATCGCGCTGCGCTTTCGATGTTCCGGGAAAGATTTTCGCTAATTGAGCTGAAGTAATCATATTTTTATCTGTGTTTGTTGCGGGTTTTGCGGGAAAGATGAAGGCGGTTGGTTTTGCGTGAACGCGTCGCGCCGTTCGTTCGTCCGCCGAAAGAAAAGCGTCCGTTTCGGAACGGGTTGATTCCGTCGTATTTAATCTGTTCACGCATTGTGAGCGATTTCAAATTCGAGTGTGTCAAAAGTCCGATAAGTGCGCCGAAAAGCCGTTTGATCATTAAAAGTTTTCTCCGATATTTATTTTCGAGAATTCATCTCAAAATCAATTTTGTCGGAAAAATAAAAAGCGGTCTGACTTCACGCCAAACCGATTTTTTCTAATGATTTGAAAAAATCATTGACAGCCGAAGCAATTTCACTTAAATTGTTGATACTGTTTTTTTAGAGGATAACCGACGAGAAAAAAGAGGACCATACAAATGATCCTCTTTTTTTATTTCTTCAAACAAAAAACTATTTCTTCAGCCGATAGAGAAGATTGTAATGTTTGCCGGGTTCGTTCCAGCGGCGGCGTTGCGATGTTTCGACGATTCCTTTTTTGATAAGTTTATCCAGCACCGGCGCAAGAATCTTTTCGCTCAATGCCGTTAAGTCTTCAAGGTCGCACATCTCGACGAAACGATAATTTTCGCCGTCGAAATATTCCTGAAATGCTTCCGAAAGCCTCGATTCAACACGCTTTTCGGAAATGCCGAAGGCTTTTTCCCGAACCGCGTCGGCGCATTGTCTGATGATCGAACGATATTCGACGACCTCCGGTTGTTTGGAAAGACCGATCAAAAATTCTTTGAGCTTTTTGGCTTTATCTTTTTCGGTTTCGTCGGGTGAAAAAACTAAATTTGGATGTGGCAAAGCAGAGTTAAAGGGCAAGCTGGTTTGGGAATTGGGCATATTTTATCTAACGCGTTTTACAAATATGCTGGCTGCTTAAGTCTAACGGAAGGAAACTCTATACGGTTTCCCACATCCAAAACTAAACTACCAGAAAAAATATAAGCGGTATCAAATCAGGAGATTTAATTGCTGTTTTTAGGGTTATTTCATCGGTGAACAATGACCGTCATTTGTCGGACATTGATACGATTATAAATTTTAATTTCCGCTTGTCAACATATTTCTTCTTTAGGTAATAAATTAATTGTTTCAGCCGTGCGCGGCGAGAACCAGAGCGATTCGGTTTTCATCGCGCCGCCCATCACCCGCGCTTGCCGATCAACGCGGTGCCAGCCTTTCTGCTCGAAAAGTTCCTCATAAATCGCCGACGGATAGCCTGACAAGATTACGAAGCCTTTCAAGCCGTAAAGCAATTCGGCAAATTCGCGGTGCTGATCGTTCGTCATCTCGTGCGAATACGAATTGCGGGTCGTCCGCGTCGAAAAAACATAAGGCGGATCGAGATAAAAAAGCGTTTCCGGCGCGTCGAGTTCGCGGATCAGTTTGAATGCGTCACGACTTTCGATCTGGACGCGCTGAAGCCGCTTGGCAGCCGCGAAAAGATTATCTTCGCGGATGTCGTCGCGCATACATCGCCTTCCTTTATTCGATCGCCGCCAGCTTCCGCGATCGGTTTTGAATTGCCCCGAAAAACTCATCCAAAGCCGCCAGAACAATTTTCGCGCGGTTTCGAGTTCCGATTCGCCTTGTTCGTCGAAAAGACAATTTTCGTATTCTTTCCGGGACCAAGGCGTAAGATTAATTTGTTGAATGAGTTCAGCCGGTCGCTCGCGCAAAATGCGGAAAAAGTTCACGATCTTATCATTCAGATCGTTGTAAGTTTCGAGCTTTGAAGGCGGTTTCAAGAGCAGAATATTTGCCGCGCCGCCGAACGGCTCGACGTAATGTTTATGAGCCGGAAAAAAAGAAATGATCCATTCGGCAAGCAAAAATTTACTGCCGTAATACTTAAGAACGGGATGTTTTACCATTGTGAGAAAATCGAAATTTAAGGTGAAGTCGTGAACTTGTGAGTTTTCACGCTGAACGGCAAAGTATCAATTTTCTCGATTTCAAACAATCTCTTTTTCGGTATTACCTGTAGAAAATTACTGTTATCACTAAAGGTAATACTTGAAAGGGAATTATCCGAAGCGTTTTCATTGTTTATATTTTCGGAATGATTGAAAACAAATTTCAGGAAGTCGCACAGGAAAAAGGGATCAGAACCGCATATCAATTTCAAAAACTCTCAGGCTTTGCGCCGGCAATGGCAGCGCGTCTTTACAAAGGCGATTGGACACGGATCGATTTGAAAACACTCAATACGGTCTGCAATCTTTTCAAATGCACTCCGAATGATATTTTTGTTTTTACGCCTGACAAGGAAGACCAGTGACAATAAAATCAACGCGGATAGATCGGAACACGAATTCCCAAATGTTCATTCACGATGACGGACGCGGCATAAGCGGACCTGCAAACTTCCGTTCGATAACCAAGGCTCGCAAAAAACTCGTGAAAAAATAATTGTTCCGGCGATTGTTTGCTTTTATCGGATTCCGTTTTGAATTCGATAAGCAGACCGTGATACTTTCCGTCCGCTGAAGGCGAAAGACAAATACAATCCTGAACCCCTTTGGTCAAGCCTTGAAGTATCATCGCCTCCGCGTATGCTTTGTTTTCCGTCCAGAATCCGTTAGGAACTGCGAAAATACATTTCAGGATCGGGAACTGTCGTTTGTGAATGTTTCGCCACGCGATGAAGCTGGCTTGAATGTGTTTTTCGG